ACTGGCTCTTGGGAGAAGTACGAGGGTGAATTAGACTTGTAAATTAGTGTATTTTCATAATGTGATAATTTTTTAAATGTTAGTAACCAAAGGGGAGGTTGAGATAAGCTCGCCTCCCCTTAAACTTTTTTAGTGTATGACACAAAAAACGTATGGCGTATATGGAATGATAGAATGGAGTATTCTATTAAACGTTGCAGGTCGAATTATGAATATTGATTTTGAGGGCGGACTTGCATCAGGCACAGGCATTCGTCCTGCCACTTTCACCACTCGCAACGAAATAGTACAGTTTGCAATAGAAAATAGCGGACATTTTAAACAAGGACGAATAATCCTGGTTAGCGAAATGGACATCGAAGAGCCAAATGAAGTAATAGCAGAGGCTACAGAGATAATCCCTACTGACACAGAAGTAGCAGCAGAAGACAACTTAACAGAAGTCGAAGTGAGCAGCTTAGAAGAAGCAGTAGACTATTTAGTATCGAACTTTGACGATGCAAAGAAACAGCAGCTTCGCAGCAAGGTAACAGCAAAAGCCTTTGCAGAGACAAAGGGTATTCGTTTTGTAGGACTTTAATTACTTGTATTGCAATGATATACAAAGTTGCAGATTTAGTAAACGAGGTGCGCACTGTTATTGACAGAAACAATAGCAGCGCACCTCTTGCTGGTTTAACAGATGTAGACACATTAAGCATAGACACGCTTATAGAGAGCAAGTTAGAAGATGCAGCACGTGCAGTAACTGTAAATGCTCCACGCCATTTGTTAGATAGCGGCAAGAGTATAGGTACAGCTGTAGCGTGGAGTTCGTCAAAGACAAAGCATTGGGGTTTTACACAACTACCCGAAGACTTTTTGCGATTACTAACATTTCAAATGGCTGATTGGAGCTATCCCGTAACAGAAGCTATTACAGATGCAGACCCCGAATACAAACAACAAAACAGCCGTTTTGCAGGAATAGGAGGCAATCCGCAACGCCCTGTTGTAGCTATTGTACAACACCCTATTGGTTTGATATTGGAATTTTATTCGTGCACGTCTAACGATGTAGCCGTAAAGGTGGCACGCTACATTCCTATACCACGTATAGAAGACGAGCATATCGGTATATCCGAAAAACTCGAAAAGGCTGTGATATACTACTGTGCCTATCTTGTTCTTTCCTCTTTGTCCGAAGTAGAACAAGCAAAACTAATGTATTCTATTTATATGGACTTGTCCGAACTGAAACATTAATATAATATTATGACTGACAACCTTTTAGGAACATACCAAAGTTTAGAAGCCGTACACGTAGCGCACCCATTAGGTGGCATACAAGGCGACTATGTAATTGTGGGCGATAGCAATTACTATTGGAATCCGTTATCATTAGAATGGACGAAAGAGAAGCCTACTGTTACTGTACCAGCCAACAAAATTAAAGAGAAAAACAATCTTGGCAATTTCGCAAACATCTTAGAGGTATATAGTAGATACCCCGATGGTGGTAAGGAGGGCGACTACCTATTCATAGACGGCATAGAATACGTTTGGAACAGATGGGAGCGTATATGGCAAAGCAAGGGCGACACTACACCAACAGGCGGACGAACTACAAATACCTTTGATGGAGACCTTGCCGTTGAGAACGATTTAATTGTAGGTGGCATATTACGTGTAAAAGGGTTCAGTTTCGATAATCCCGATACACCAGGTGGCAGCAGTGGACAAGGCACACCAGCCACTATGTCGCTGAAAACGCTAAACGAATTTCCAACGACACCCGAACAAGCTATCGCTTTTGTTAAAGAGAAAAACCAACACACAGTTCTCTCTATAGTTGAGAATGGTATAAATGTAGGTATACTTCACATCTATGCAGACCAATTTCGACAAGTCCTCACAGAAGTTATAGAAACACGTCTTTTGGTAAATGGCACAAAGGTCGGTGGCGGACACGTATATTCAGAACCTATACGCTATTGGCGCAACTATGGTTTACGGCAAGACTATAGCGGTATAAAGAAGTATCAATGGACGCTATGGCGACAATGTAAAGACGATACACTTGTGCGTCTTAACGAACGTCTTGATATGATGTTTGAAATATACAACGCATCGCCAAATGGTCAATTATGTACATTGCGTGAGGTTGTGGAGACTGTTACAGATGATAACAGAGTTGAGTTCAAACGTTGTATGATGATTAGTTTCTTAAGTGCAGAAACAAAAAAGCGTGTATACTATGTATGCACAACCACCGACAGGTCAAAGAATGAAAACGATTGGAAACAACTAACAACAGAAGATAATTTAGAACAGACAAAACAACACGTCAGCGCATTACCTTTCGATGGATATGTAGATGATGTGCAAGCCGTTTCACTATCAGCAGCCGATGACACAGAAGACAGCAACACGCCTAACGGCTTAAATCTCACTCCCGAAAACAAAAAAGGCGTTATGTGGGACAGAGTTAAGAATGTGTTTGTATACCAAAAAGGAGACACCTATTACACTAACTGGAAAGGTGCTGACGATTATGGAGAACTTGCGCACGATGGACGCAAGCCAACTGTGGGCATACTATTCTATCATCGCATTTATGGAAATGCGTGTACGTGGAATGGCTCTAAAATGCTACCTATTATAGGTGGGAGCAAAACAGAAATTATAGAAGATGCAACACGCATCACAGAGGAAGAGATAAACAATATAGTAAACGAATAAAACAACTACTATGGCAGAAAGACATTTCTTAGATATCGCAGGATTAAAGCACTTCGCACGCAAGATAAAAGAAAACCTTGCGCAGACGCAACGAGTTGTAACAAACAAAAACTTCTTAGCAGAGCTTGACAGCAACGAACTTGCAATACTTGACAACTCTCAATTTACCTACCCTGCAGGACAGGCGTGGTGGATAAACGTTAAGCAGAAGCTTATCTCTGACAACAGTCGAAAGGCATTTGAATTTATAGTTATAACAGGAGCGAATACAGCTAATATTAATTTTAGCTGGTATTTAGACGTAAAGAGAGACGCAACACCATTACAACCAAATTCTGCCTATCTATTTCGTCTGTATGGCTATGGAACACAATATCAGAATGGTCAGTTGTATGGCAAAACGCTTTATGTAGTAAAGGAAAAAATTGGATAAATCATAATCAATAAAACAGTTTAATTATATGGCAGAGAAAAAATTTTTAGATTTAGACGGTCTCAAACATTACAACAGCAAAATTAAAGCAGGTTCTATTCGAGCGGGACACGCAGAAGTAGCCGAACGAGTGGCAGCATCAGGCATTCAGTGGGGAACAACACAAATTCCACTTGCCAACATTCCACGTGCAGCAATGGAACGTTGTATGGTTGTAGCCAACGATGTAGCACGTTTCGCACTTACAGCAGACCAAGTGCAGAATGGCGACACCGTGAAAGTAACATTAAACGGCAAGATGTACTTCGTAAAGGACGATACCAAGCTCAACAGCGAAGCAGGCTACGAGCCTTACGTGGCAGGCACGGCTTCTGTTGCAGAGGTTGCCGAAAGTGTCGATTGGGCGAAAGTGAAGAACAAGCCAAGCAAGTTTACTCCTGAAAACCACGGCACAAATGTAGTAACAGCACTCACTGGCTATATCCCATCGCTTGATACAGATAACGTATTTAACGAGCTTAACGAAAGCGACACTCTTAATGCAGCCTTAAACAAGTTGTATAAGAATGACTACAGAATGCTTCCAACTCTTGATATTGAGGATTTAGACCATTCACCAGGCACAGGCTTAGAAGCCGTTAAGAATCTCACAGGTATGCAAGCTGTTATTCGCTACACACTTACCTATACAAACGGAGACAACAAGACGTATACGGTTGGAACATTAGAGCAGTTCACAGACAACGCTACACTTGCTATCACGCAGATAGCAGAAACACGATGCATATTAGACGGCACTAAAAGCTTTCGCTTTAAAGAAGCACAAGGCGCACAACGCTATATTCGCCACTATATATTAAAAGATGGTAACCCATTAGGCGCAAAGAATACGTGGACAGCGTGGAAGCCATATTGTGGAGAGGAAACACAAAAGCTAATTGATGCAGCAAAGCAGGAGGGTACAGATGCTAAAAACCTTGCTAACAGCGTAAAGAACGAGGTAAACAATTTTACACGTATCACTGAAAGCGAGATAGATGCTGTTATTTAATATACTATACTATCAAACAAGAAAGGAGGAAGTATGAATTATTTAGAGCAATTCAAATATATAATTTGTTCAGTATTAGGGGGCTTATTGACATTCTTTTTCCCTATTAGAGACATAATGTATGCTATGTCAATTGTCTTCCTTGTTAATTTCGTATTCGGTGTTATAGCTGGGCAGCTTAACGGGGAAGAATGGGAGCATAAGAAAGCCTTTGTATTCTTCGTGCATTGCGCTGTATTTGTATTTATAATACTGTGCGTATTTGCCACAGGTAACCTTATGGGTTCAAAGGAAGAGGCACGAGGAGTAGCTAAGCTGTTATGTTGGGTGGCAATTTGGTTTTACGGAACCAACATAGTGCGTAATTGGAAACTTATGATGGTACAAGGCACCATAATGTGGAAAGTTGCAGGCTTTCTCTATTATGTTCTAACGCTTAAAGTAGTGGAAAAGATACCTTTCCTAAACGAGTATCTAAAAAGCACCAACGGAAAGGCAGATAGCGACAAAGCAGATATTTTATAGTTTCATAATAAAAAAAAGAAGAAAATAAAAATGAAAACATTCAGCAGTAGTAACATCTTATTAGCCTTAGTAGGCTTACTTATATCGTTCTTCATAACGATTAGTTCTGCAAAAGCAGACGCACCAGCGGTAAATGTATGCGTATATTCTTTAGTAGTAGTAAGCGTTGTCAGCCTAATGGCAGAAGCGTTTCGCCTACTCATTAAAGAGAATGCACGTTGGCAGTGGACACGCATCGTGTCGTGGCTAACAGGCGGTATTGTAGGCACTATCTTAGGGTTTTTACTTTCATAATTTTATTGTTTTGTATAATTAGTTTTTAGTTAATTTATTTATTGTTTTATTTCAGGCTGTTGTTGGTTCGAGAGAATAGGCACAGCCATTTTAACACACAAACACAATGGAAATATTATTAGGACAAGGCGGAGAACACCAAGACGGTGTTGTTCGTATCAATTACAAGAGCGACTTTCCTCTCGAAGTGAAAGTAGTTAGAAATGGCGTAGCAGAGAACTTTCCCGATGCCGATTTTACATTAACGGCAAAGACAGAGGGAGGCTTCACTGTCTACAAAGCAGAACGCAAAGCAGGCGTGTATAGCCATTGCAAGCGAGATGGAGAACGGCTGATAATGTTCTTCGACAATCACGGACTTGCCAAAGGTAGGTTGATTGTGTCAGCCGTCATAAATCACCCCGATGCCGACTACACCGAAGATGGTATCAGACAAGAGAACCTAACCACCACAACCAACATAGAGTTAGTGGATGACAATGGCGATGCGCTGCAATTGCAATTACCCGAGCCACGTGTGGTGGAGAAAGTGGTAGAAAAGATAGTTGAGAAAGAAACCGACCACTACACCGACCTACAGAAGAAAGCAGCAGCGTGGGCGGCAGGGTTAGACACAAGCGGTGATGCGTCATATCCTTTGATTTTGGACTACTTTTTAAAGAATATAACCGATATAGGTAGTTTGACGACAATCTTTCAGGGTGGGTATATGAACGGTGCAAATGAAACAGACCCAGATTTTAACGAGAAGTTAGAACTTGCAAAGGTTTGCTTTAGTAGTTTTTATTTAACAAATACGGGAATAAGCTGCTTTGAGGGTATGAATGCTCCACATTTAGACTTAGATTTATTTTCTATGGGACAATGCGATATATCAAATTCATTTAATGATACCATAGTAAACACTTTAACTATAACTGCGCAAGGATATTTTGCTGGATATATATCTGACAACAATCAAGATAAGATTCTCCAAAACGTAAGTAAATTATTCGTAGGTTGCGTTGCTAAAAAAGTAAGAATTACCAAGAATATGCAATCAGACAAAAACGTTTACTATTATTTAGCAACTATTAAAGATAGCAAGGTGGAGTGTTTTGAGTTCGAGGAAAATAATAAAGAACACGCCTTAGATATTAACATCGTTGCTGAAAAGATACTACCCGATGTATCGCAAGACGAACATAAACCAAAGCTAATATTTAGGAATGTAGTTGGCACAGTAAACGAAGAGTTAAAGCAGAAGATACTTGCCAAAGGCTACCCATCAGTAGAGTTCTACGAGGGAGAGAATAAGGTGTTGTAATGTAAATGGGGTATTCGGCTAAACAAGGTCGAATACCCCATTTTAAAATATATACAATTAAAACGGACTTTGCGAACGTCGCACACGTCCACTCCGCCTGTTTATAGTAGCCGTAATCTTGTCTGTTATATCTTCCAACCTTTGCGCCCACAGTACTTTATTTTCAGGCATTGTAATGCCTACCCAATCACTTAGCACGCTACAAATCAAATATTCGTGTATAAGATGAACCAAATATTCTAAAGACGTGCGAGAGAACGTTGTAGGCACTTTCATATCTATAATGTAGTTCTTAGGGTCTGCAAATGCATCGTCCAAATGCTCACCACCTACAATATCTGTGTGTGTATAAGCATACAGCAGCTCTATGCACTCCTGATGAGCCAATCGCAGAACACGTAATACCCTATCCAAGTTTTCGTCCTGCACAATATCCTTAAGCTCTTGCTTTGCGTTTGTATTGTCCGAAGCAGATACTTCGCTTTGCACCCAGCTATTGTTACTAATGTCGTGCAACAGTTCATCACGCTTAAACAGTAGACTTACTTGTAACTGTTCTCTGTCGCTTGCCAACTTTGTAAACTGACAATACCCACCATCACATTTTAATTCCATATATTAACCTCCTTTATATTAAAACCTTGTGCCACGTCTATGGCGAGTGCGTTTGCTCATAGCCTCGTAAATCTGTGGCAACAGACCCTCCGCCATCTTGTAATAGGCATTTGCTTCGTCTGCATTCGTCTTTAGATACCAATTGCCAATAGCATAATTCACAATATAGTCGTGCAAACCAGCTGAAATGAAGTCTATAGAAGACACACTAAAGTTATATGGCATACTAAAAACAAATACATATCCTTTGTCTACAGAACGCTTAATATCGTTCTTAAGGACGTTGTTTATTTCCTCCACTTCCTCATAGTTATATATATACTTGCCTAAATGAGTGCGTAGCTTTGCAATAGCACTCTGTATGCTTCTATACAGTTCGTTCTCACATTCCTCCGAACTATCTGTGGTTGCATCGGCTGCTTCCTCATACTTGTCGCCACTCATAGCCGTACGATTCGCAAGATATGTCTTTGTGGCTATGTCATAGAACAGCTCGCCAATCTTTATTGTAATTTTAATTTCTGTCTTTGCCATATTCTTTGTTATTCAAAATTAGCTTTTGTAGGTGCAAACTTCATACACAGCTTGCGTCTTATACCCTTTATAAAGTCATTGTAGTTTGCAAAGTAATATTCGCAACGTTCCTTGTCCGTCAGTTCAAACCATTTGCACAGAATGAAATTCACAAAACAACTAAACAAATCCTTTTGCAATACTGTCTTCCTTTGTGCTACATCACTCAAAGGCTGTATTATAAATGTGGCATCGTTACTTTTATCGTTTGACACAATATCCTTTATAAAGCGTTGCAACTCACCAGCCACCTTTCCACAACAGTCCTCCCAATACCTATCCAATAGTTCATTATCGCTATCCGTAATAGCTATGCGAGTATAAGTATCCGCTTGTCTGTCCTGCTCTTTAAAGCTCTTTGCGCCAACGTAGCCACTAATCCTCGCCACTTCGTTGTAAACGTCTTTTCTCTTTATATCTAATTCAATGTTTGTTATCATACCTGCAAACTTAATTATAATACCTTTTAATCATTAGTTATTCATTAACGCAACTGATTATTAAACCTGCCACGCAACGATACACTTGCATTGCTCAAACTTTGCGACGTTGTAAGGCTACCAAAGCCTACAATGCGAAAGTATTTGTAAGGCGACCCACTAAAGCCACGTAGATAGTGATTTTCAGAGGACCACACTATATTCCAGCTGTTAAGGTCTACAGAACCGTACAGCACCATTTTAACGCTACCATCATTAAAGTGTCCACGCTGAATGATACTCTCAACAGTCTTTAATACGTCAGGCACACCAAATTTCAGAGGGCGTGTAACAAATAGGAACTTTGCATCGTCCCTATTCTCATATTCTGAAAGGTCTATTAAGCTACCATCGCTACACATTGCTAATGCCTGTGGGTATGAATTGACACCGTGAGTAATAGAACTCGTCATCATACCCCACATCTTCGTACGGAGCGAATATACATACGCATACGCCTTTGTGGGATTGTACAGCACAATACGCTGGTGTGTGTAATCAAATACCATTCCACTATCTTGTATGTACTGTCTGAAAGGAATATAATCAAAGTGTTTATCTAACAGTCCTGCCAACTTTATGATTTCAGGACCAAAGCGCAAAGAACCCAAGCTAAAAGCATCTTCACTCTCTAATACTTCTGTAATACAGGTACTTTGCGAACCCGACAACATCATAATGCCTCGTGTCGTTGCAAACAGCACAGCACTATCTACTTGTGTTATGCTATCCTTATCCACACACACGTCCCTTGTAATTGGTTGGCGTGCCGAATAAGCACCATTGGACGCAACTTCCAAAGCCCACACACCATCGGACGTGAAAGCATACAATGGGAACTGTCCAAACTGACCTTCTGAAAGAGCCTTTGCAGCAGTGGAGATACCATATACTTCACCAACACCGACAGTGGTAATGCCTAAAATAGGAAATACAAAGGGGTTGTTCACTTTTGAAGTGTATATCTTGTTAGCTATATTTACAGTTCTATTGGCACTTGTTGATACGATAGGAATATTAACGCCATTAAAGGCTTCTGTATCTAACTCTTTCATATCGCCCAGCCGTCTAAAATTACCAAACCAAAATGCACCATTAAGACCGATATGGCTTTCGAGCGGCAACTCGAAGTATCGTTCCTTGCTTGCATTCCATTCGCCAAATTCCCAGTCCCCCTGTATGCGAATGATAGCCTTATAGGCATTTGCGTTTGGATAATAGAAGTAATAGATAGGTACATTACAGAATATATTCTTTGTATCGCTTTCAACCACTATGTTGCGCCCACCTTGTTTAACATATACATACGCACGCACCTTGCTCATCTTCTGTTCTGCAGCTTCTATGCCATCAGAGTTTACAGCCGTATTTACAGCCGATGGATTAAAGCCACTAAACAGCGTCTTTGAAAGTCCTGTGAGGTTTAAGCGTTGGTTGTACACAAACGAATATTTTGCAGTAAGTCTATCGTGGCTGTCGTAATCGTCTGTCATCGTCTGTCGATTCACAAGAGCCTTAAGGAAGTACTCATCAATATCTATCTTCTTTCTAACTCCCGATGTTAGTTCTTCTATGTTAATGCTTTTGAGGAGATAGAAATCACGGCACGTCTTTACATTCTCTAATACTGTTTTAAGCGGCACTTTTGGAATTTCGATACTCGCCTTAAAACCAACGTCCGCATATTGCGCACCGTCAGGCACATTAAACTTCTTCTTATAAGCTGTAATCCAGCTCCAATCGCTATATTTACCCTCCGCCTGCACTTCTTTTAAGTTGCAAACAGATTTTACAGTAGTCATATCAGATGACAGAACAGGCGTTATATTTAAATACTCTATGTCGCCACTTTGTTTGTATGTATATATAGGAGCTGAAATGTACACATCAACCGACTTAACGATATCTTTCCAAATTTTAAGCTTCTCAATTACGCCTGTATCATCTGTTACGATGTAGTCTAAATCGCATACCATTCCAAACACACGGTAGTTTATTTGTGTTGTAGAGAAGAACACCTTATCCCCTGCCTTATAAAAGTTCATACCCTCTTCCATACATATAGGGCTGCATTCTGTAGACGGTATCATTAATATAGGCGCAGAGTGCTTCGTTAAGCTGCCGTCATACAGCCGATAGGCATAGCGCACAAAGAATGGGTAGATAAATTTGCCATTGCGTTCGTAATTCTCTGCTATAAACTTATTCACATACCCCAACACGTAATCTGTTATCTCTTTCTTTTCGCTATCCCTAATCTTTAGGCGAAGCGTGGATTTGCCATTTAGTCCATCATTCAAGAAGCCACCCCATTCAGCTTTACTTACTCCTTTGTCAAAATTCACAATTGAAACGTCCAGCTTGTCACTCTGTTTCAATTCTCCTTGCAAGCCAAAGAGAAGAGACACATCAGGTATTTCACTACCTAATATTTTATAAGCGTTCCTTTCGTTCTCCCATAAAAGATACTGCACGCCCGATGTTGTAAGTAGAATTAATGTGTTACCAACAGAAGATATGCGATACAAGCCATTATCTTTTAAATCGTAAAGCTCGTGAATGTCCGTTCCATTGACAGACCAATACAAATGCCCTCCCCTGTATAAGTTAGACTTGCTCGCAACGATAGAACCATTAGACGCAGCATTATAACCAACATCAACTATAATATAGTTTGTATACTTATCTCCACGATGCACATATAGTACCGTACTATCCTTACTACCCAATTTAAGCACTGTCTTAGCCTCCTGAATGCCCGAAAGGCTAATATTACCACCTGCACTAACATTGTCAGGCAGCAATCCCATTACGGCAGCCAATTCGCCATCGCCACAGTCATAATCAGAACCTGCAGCCGTAAAACCCTTATATTTTACCTCGTCAATCATACTCTGTCTTAATTTCAATTACAGTTGCGAAGATAGCACTAAACACACCCATTAGAATATTAAGTATTAATCCACAATATAATAGACACAGAATTGGATAAAATGATAGAAAAAGCAAAGCCAAAAAACCTATCGAAATGGCTTTGCGAAATGGCAAAAAGGGGAGCGAGAAATTAAGTTCCCCATTTTTCTATTAAAATCTATAGTAGAAAAACATATTCCCTATTTGTCGCACTTGCGTATAATTAACTGTTATACAACGCATTATGAGATAATAAATTTATTTTTTAAAACAACTTCTCTATTTGTCGCACATCTTTGTAATTGTCTGTTTTTTAATATGTTACAAAGATATTAATTTAATTATAAAAGATGTTCCCTATTTGTCGCAGTTACTCATATTTTATAGTAAAACACCCTATTTTTTAAAAGTCCAATTTAACATTTAGTTTTGACGCATTTTAAAACATATTCCCTATTTGTCGCTATTTTATATAACAAGTTGATTATTAGTATATTATAAGTATTTAATTTAAAAACACAAAACATACTCCCTATTTGTCGCAGTACCATATAACTTTCTATACAACAGATAGTTATAAACGCATCAATATTTTAAGTTTTAAATATTCCCTATTTGTCGCATCTTGCATTTTCAGTCTTTTTTATTTTAACAATTAATCTTTAAAGTGTTTATTTTTGTTTGATTCTGTTTAATTTTCTCAACCCTCGCGCGCACGTGCGGTTAGGATAAAGCTATATATATTATATAAAAAGAAAAGAAAAAGAAAAGAAA